GATTACCCATCCACCTTCGTTACTCATATGCTCCTTACCACACATATGACAGAAGCCACACGATTTAAGTATTACCTTTCGTTTAGCCATTGTTATTTTTTCTTATGTCTTGCAGCAAAGTTTCTAGCAGCTTCTTTAGAACTAAATCCCCAGGCTTTAAGTGCTAGCTTTAATCTTGTTGGCTTACCAGATTTAGAAAGTAATGATCCCTTCATTCCTCCAAACCTCGCAGCAAAAGAAACTCGTCTTGGATTAGTGCCTGTCTTTACAGGAGCTTTTAAATTAGATCCTTCAGTACGCTTAAAATATTTTCTACCTGCTTCATTCAATCCACCGCTAGGATTTTGATACATTTTTTTAACCATTATAATTTCTCTCTAAAAGGGTTGTAGTCATCCTCATTTATCTTAAAGCATTTACACTGTTTTAGTAAAGCACAAAATCCTTTTCTTAACCAAAAAATACATTTGACATTTAACATAAACTATACTCTCCCCTGACCAGCATATTCTTTATATGTCTTATGCTTGTTTACTTTCTTTGTGTGCCTACCTTTTCTTTTCTTAGGTGGTTTACGAATGTGTTTATTTTCTAGATTTCTTTTTGCCATTTTTAATTTTTACTTTAACATTAGATCCTTGCTGAGCAAGTAATGTAGGTTTCTTTTTAGAATATGCTTGTGCAAACATTGTAGTTATTTGATCTGACATTATTTAATTCCTTTAATTTCTCTTATTCTTTTAACACCATGCTTATCAGTTTCAACAATAGCTTCAACTTCTTTGCATTCCATTCTTACAGTATCAGTTCCACCATCACGTTCTACTTTACGCTTCTGTTCTAAGCAATCAGCAAGATTAATTTTAGGTGAATAGTTTTCTAACTTACCATTAAGAAACATAAGTAAAGCAAATACAATCTCACCCATTACTTACCTCTTAATGAATCTAATTCTTTTTCTAATTTATCTATCTTCTTTTCTAATTGGCTAATGATAACTTTAGTGTGTACGTTTTCTTCTAGTTGTTTAGAATGCTTGTCTATTGATTTAGCTTGATACTCAATCAACATATACATCTCTTGGTTCTTAGGAGTTTGCTCAGCCTTCTTTAATAAATCTTGCGACATTAACTTCTCATTGGTTTCTAATCTATTAAGTCTTTCAATAATTCCAAAGTAACCCCACACTGCTACAACAATAGCAGATACAATTCCTATAATATTTTTAATGGGTAATGCTACGCTTGTTTGATCACTTAACTTCAGATCACTCATAACTACTCTTTAGGTTTATTAGCCATAGTTCGTGCAACTGATTCCGCACTGCGCCCCACGACATACCCCCCAAGACCAATCTGTAAAAGTGTCCAGACATCGCCTGGTAAATCTATTGTGATTGCTGCACCAAAAAAGAATTTAACTATTGGACCAAATACATAATTCCATACTAGAATAAATATAAGCACATACATAAGTAGTGGTCGCCAGCTAGATGCAAACCAACCTGCTTTAGCTTCAGCTTCTATAATCTTTGCAGCTGCTTGTAGTTCTTGTGTGTTTGATTGTAGTAATTGTGTTTGTAAATCTGCTTTTAACTTTGCTTGTAAATCTTTATCAGGTACTGATTTTTCTATTGTAGAAAATAAGATCTTAGCAAGAGGTGCAACTGCTCCTAACATTTGTAACATTTAAACCTGACACTTTCTCATTAAGTTAGACAACTCTTCGCATCTGCTTGGTGTTTGTCTGTACCACGCTGAGTTTAACATTTCACTAGCAGCTTTTGTGTAATCAAATTCGTTTAAAGCTGCAAACATATTCTTGAATTTAGATACTCCAGTCTTTCCTAATTGAAATACCATCTCAATAATAATACCTTTAGCAGCCATAGCTATATCTAATGTGCCAACTAATTCTTCCATACCTTGTTTAGCTTTATCAAAGTCTTTATCAAACATTGCTTCAAGTATATCTTTGTCATAGATAACACCTTCAACAAAATCATCTTCTTCAGTAAGTAGATGACCATAGCCAATGGTAGCTTTACCTAATGAGTCAAGGTAAACCTTAGCTATGAAACCCTCATGTTTCTTTATTCTATTTTTTACGTCTTCGTAATTCATTTGATTAGTATCTTACCATCTTCATATACATAAACAATCTTTACATTTAAAGTCTTTTGTTTTTTAGATGGAGATCTATTGATACGATCATTCTTTTTGTGTGCGTATTTAGTATTTGATTTTCTATAAGATACAGTCTTAACGTCATAGTTGTGATACTCTTTTGTCTTAGTGTTATAAGTTATAATATCTATTGGACCAACACCACCTAGTGCTGTGAATACAATTAAGTTTGGATCTTTAGCAAAGTGTGCTTGAGCTAATGCTTCAGATACTAATCCTTTGTCTGCCTTTAACAATTTAAAACCCTGTGTTGTTTATTTAACGAACTTTAGAATAGCAAGAACAGAACCTACTAATCCACCAACAATAATTAGAAAGGCTATAACACCTTTGCCTTTACTCATGTCTGAATGTAATTGTTTAACATCACTGCGTAGCTCATCTATTGTTTTGATAAGCGTACTCATTCGTTCAGCACATAACTTTTCATGTGCAGATAAACGAACAGATGTTGTTGATACTATCTTGTGTTTCTTTTTCATTGGCACACCATATATAGTGGTATGCAAAAGTCAATTACAGATTGTAATTATGTGGTTTGCTCTGCTGTTTCTATGCAGTCAAAATGAAAGGATGGTTTGACTTTCTCAAACTGATCTAATGGGAATAGTTTATTCTGTTCTGCTATAAACTCATAACCAGCTATGGTGCATTCTCTAAATGTATTAAACTTCTTAGCTGTACTCATTGTGTCTAAGCAGTTGCCATTAACCATTGAGCAAACTGTAAACACTAATAAAAAATTCATTAAAGTTATTTACACTAAAATGTGGATAAGTAAATAAGGGTAGCGATTAAACTACCCTTATCGTATAGACTACTCTTCGTCTTCTTCGTCTATGTCTAAGTCTTCGTCATCAAGATCATCCTCGTATGATACTTCATTATCATCTGGATTTATCTTTAGCTCAAGATCATCTAAGAGATCTTTAATCTCATAGATAATATCTTCAGCTGATTTTTTCTTTTTTGCCATTCAAACTCCTATAGTTAGGTTAGGCAATGGCGAGATAGAGTTAATTGAATAATAAGTAAATAAAATTATTTTTTATAACTTATTGTTTTATAACTATTATTTATTTATTTTTTATATAATTTTTCTACTGTATCTGCGTAGTTCTTCCAGAATGATTTTGCATCTTCAAAAGCATCTGCATAGAACTTAGTCCAGTAGTTTTTAATATCAGTATAGTTTAACATATTATTCTCCATTGGTTAATGAAGGGTATATAGGTTAAATTATTATATTTTCAAGATTGATTTGATAGATTCAATAGCTTTACTGATTTCATCTTTGTAAGCATAACCAATGAAACCTCCAGCTAGTAAACCAATTATTAATGTAATCATATTATCTCCTGTTTAACTGAGTTATAAAACTTCCGTGGTATTCTGTAAAGCCTAAATGAGTTATAGGTGTACTAAGATCTGTCCAGATCTCACCACCGCATTCTTCCCATAATCTACAGAAGTAATAGTCTTCAGATAAATACCTGGTTACTCCATCCTTTTCTTTGTAGCAGCCAACAGGAAAGAAATCATAAGCATTATCTGATCCTTCTATTCCTGTTCTAAGATCTGGTTTGTATTTTAAGTTAGGAAACTTATCCATGATAGTAGTAAAAACATTACGCTTAATCATCATAAACCCTGTGGCTGACTCTTTCACACGTGCGAATCCTTTTTTAAATTCTGTGTTAGGATATAAATTAACATTGAACTGCAAAAGATAATCACGCATTGTTTGCTCATCTATGTCTGTATTCTCTTTGATACGATCTAGTAACTGCTGCCAGTAAAATCCTTTTACAGGGTAGGTGCATGTAACAACTTCTCTATTAAATTCTATAACCCTTAACAAGTTCTCTAATGTGAAACCTATATCTGAATCTATAAATAATAGATGCGTGCCATTAAACTTCTGATCATCTAAGAACATGGTTACGAATTTATTTCTACCTCTGGATATTAAACTTTCTGTAGGTAAGGTTCTAATGGTTAGATTGTGTCCCATATCATTTAAAGGTTTAATAATATTGAATAAGGAATGGAATGTAAGATTGCTTATATTCCCCCCATAACATGGAATAGCTATAAACAAATTCATAAAGTATTAACTATGTAATTAATAAATATGCTGTGCATATTTAAGCATGGTATGGCTATAAATAGATTCATTGTTTTTCTTAAAATATTTAACACTTATAAATAAAAAAATCAACG